CCGCTATCTGCGCCAAGGCTTGAGGTTGCGGCGCTGGATAGCGGGCAGCTTTGGGTCTGCATGCGTGGGCTTAGGCCATGAAATCGGCAGGCCATCACGGCGCGCAATCAAGAACAGCCGCTTACGGATGGTTGGCGCGCCATAATCGCAGGCGCGCAGCAGTCGCCAGTCTACCTGGTAGCCGTGGCGCTTGAGGCAGCTCACGAATCCACGGAAGGTCTGCCCCTTGCGTGCGGGGTCAGGGCGCACCTTGCCGTCTGCGCCTTTGATCAGTGGGCCCCAGTCTTGGAACTCTTCGACGTTCTCCAGCACGATCACCCGCGGCTTAACCTTGGCTGCCCAGCGAGCGGCTACCCACGCCAGCCCTCGCACGCTTTTAGATACGGGGCGACCGCCCTTGGCCTTGCTGTGGTGGCGGCAGTCAGGGCTAAACCATGCCAGCCCAACGGGCATGCCGTTGGTGGCTTGCTCGGGGTCTACGTCCCATACGTCCGCGACTGAATGCTCGCTGCCTGGGTGGTTAGCGGTGTGCACGGCGATGGCGGTGGAATCGTGGTTGATGGCCAAGTCAACCGAGCGGCCTAGCGCCTGCTCGATGCCTTCGCTGGCGCCACCCCCGCCGGCGAAATTATCAACGACGAGCTCATGGCCGAAGAGGTTTAGGTTGCTCATAACGCCATGCCCTCCTGAATCGCTACCCGCGGCTCTGGACGGTTGATAACGTCAAAGCACTTGATGTGTGGTTCTGGCGCGTGGGCGTTGCAGATCTGAGTGGCGAAGACTTGCACACCGTGGCGGCTGCATTGACCGTAGGGCGTGCGGCTAGGCTTGACCTGCAAGCTGGATTGACGCTGAAAAGGGCAGTGCTTGTCTTCATCAAAGCCCTGGTGTTCGTAGCTCTGGCAGCTAACGCATGCTTTGGGCGAGTGCATGAAGGGCTCTACGCCGGTTTGATTGCTCACTGGCTGGCCTCCACGTCTTCGGCGGTGATGGTGTATTCCTGCACGTTAGCGATGGTGTAGAAGCCTGGGGAGCAATAGGAGGTTGCCCAGGCGTCGATAAGCGCTTGTAGTATTTCCTCATGCTGTTTTGTGACTTCTGGGTAGTCTTCGGCAACCTCTCCCGCTTCGTCTTCGGCCTGTAATTGCATGCCCTCAATGACCGATTCATGAAGGTTGGTGGTGTAGTCAGTTGCTTTGTCCCACCGCTTAACGCCCATATGCACCACATCGCCCGCTACGCGCTCACGATCTGCAATCAGTTCGCTTAGGTCGTCGTACTTATTGCTCTGCCATTCGTCGTCTGTTGAATAGAGAGTTTCGGGTTCTGGCTCTGGCGCCGCTTCTGCACGTTCAATGCGGTCATATTCAGCAGCTAGCAATGCCATGGCTTTTATGATGTTGCGCTTGGGGTCGTCGCTGGGTTTCCACCAGCAGTTGCCCCATGGCCATAGCTCATCTAGTAAATCAATCATCAGATCATTATCGCCAAGCGTATCGGCCGGAAGGATAGAAATTACGTAGCTCGCCGCAGCCGCTGCAATCTCACCATCACGATGCTCATCATCATGTGCCGTATCGAAACCTTCCTCGCTTACCTGGCGTAGACGCTCTTCCATCGCTTTGATAATGGCTTTAGACATGCTGGTCACCTCCGATAATTTTCCCGGCGTCGGCAATATGGTTGAGCGGGCGAGTCAATCCGAGCGCGCTGGCGCTTAAGACGGCTTCGCGGCGTTCAGCGGCAGCTTTGACACGTGCGTTTTGTTCAGCCATGCGCGCCGCTTGGTTGGGCTTTGCGACTAGCGATTGGCCGCGCTTACCTTCGCGATAGCGCACTGACAGCGAGGAAACGTGGATACCATGGCGCCGCGCTAGCTCGCTGAGCGTGACGCTCTCATTGGTGGCGGGGTCGGTGACGTAGATTGCACTCATGCTGTCGGCTCCCGCTGGGTCTCACCGCCCAGCCATTCAACAAGCCGCTCAACATTGGTGCGCAGGCTGCCCGCCATTAGTATGAAGTCGGTTTCAAAGCGGGCTAGGGCGTCGTCACCATCGTCGGTGTGGTCGGCTTCCTCAATGAGGGCGTCACCAAAGCGAATCGACTTAAGCGCTAGATCGTCATGCAGGATGAAGGAAAGCTGCCCCTCGATACTGAGCGCCAACTTGCTGGCTTGGCGGCCGCTTTCGAGTAGCTGCTGCATTTCGTCGCTGTCGAGATCCACCTGGCGCCCGCGCACCACGCCGTCATCACCTTTGGCTTTCAGCTCTACGTTGTCGCCCAACTGTAAATCGGCAGGGCGGCTGGCGGTATCGCCTAGCCACGTGGTCATGGCGCGAATGGGCAGCGTTTGCGTAGATAGCGGCGTGACCTTGAGGCTGCCCAGGGTTTCACGGAGTAGGTCGAGCACGTCCTCTGCACGGGTTCGGCTGCTGACATTGACGCCAATCAGCTGGCGCTCGGTATCCCACCACAGGTCTATGCGCTGGCTGCGCACGAAAGCGCGTGGGAGTAGCGCCTCGGTAGCCTGCTCTTTGAGTGCGGTTTTCTCTTTGCGTGTGACCTTGCGGCCCTCGCTGGCTTCGATCTCAGCTACCTGCTCGTCTACTTCCTCTTTAATGACGGAGGCGGGTAGTAGGCGTTCTTGGCGCAGGGCGCTAATCAAGCGGTGGCCTTGGATCTCGTGGAGTAGCTGGCCACCAGCTAGGCGACCTGCTGGCGCTGCCCAGCCAAGGCGGCGTGCGTCTGCATTGCCTAGGGGCTTGGCACGATGCTCGTCAAGAATCAGGGCCATTTGCTCGGGGCTTAGCAGCTGCTGCTCGTGGATCCGGTAGAGGTGTAGGTGTTTGAACCACATCTTAGGCGTCCTTTTGCTGGTTCTGGTCAGTGCCCTTAGCTGGCGCTGGCTTAAAGATTAGGTCGAAGGCGGCTTGGTCGATCATGTGCGGCTATCCAGTTCCGCCAGCGCATCACCGCAGCTAATGGCCGTGACTTCGCAATCGGGCGCGTGGCTGGGGCTCTCAAATAGCGGGAAGGCTTCGACTGCTTGCTTGATGGCTGAGTCGGGGCTTTCGCTTTTCACGGCCACGATCACGGTTAAGTAGCGCGTGTTTTGCTGGCCGGTAAACGGGTGGAATTCGCTGGGTGTCATTGGGTGTACTCCTGCCAAACGGTTTGGGTAACGGGCTTATTGCGCTTCATGACCTGCACCTTTTTCGGGAACATGATGCGAAGGTCTCGCGCCCGCCCTGACCGCTTCGCGATCTCTATAAATTGCTTGGCGTACTGGGGCGCATCGAACGGCGCACTTAATGGCACCTTGCGCTTGCTCTCCATGATTACGTTGAAGCGCTCCAATACCCGCTCCTCGTACTCGCTCACCGACTCCCCGGCTTGGGGGGGGGTAGAGGCCCGGGCTAGCTGCAGGGCTTTGCATTCGGTCATGCCGTATACGCGGAAGGTGCTCATGCTGCCTCCTCAAGCGGTACCGCCTTGGTCAGGTCGTCTTCAATGATGTAGTTACCCAGCTCGGCGCGGGTGTATTTGCCTGCGTCGTTGGCGCTATTGCGGTAACCGCAGAAGTTGGGGGCATACCAAGCCGAGTGGCCTTTGTGCCAAATCAGGTAAAGGGGCTCGTTTTCGGGGAACAGGACTTCTTTCAGCACCTGGGCGCGCTTGAAATCCATGGCCTTGATGGCTTTAGCCAACTCGCTCTCTAGGCGTTGGCGGCGTTGGCGCTCATTGCGCTTGACGCGAAGGCAGCCAGGGTTGTTGACGTAGAGGTAAAAGCTCGCTTCGTTGCTAACTTCGTACTTGCCACTAACCACCCACCACATGTTGTTGATGTTGTAGTAGGCGGTACCAACGCACATGCGGCCTTTGTGATCGGGGTAGTAAACACGCTGACCATGCTCAATTAACTGACCATCAGCTGACTTTCGATTGTCGTCACGAATCTGATAGGCACTTGTATCGCCTTGGAAATGCCAGCTAGAAGCCCAGCAGGCTTCGACATATTCCAAAGCTGTTAAAGCGCCCGGGCCTCGATTTTCACTTCGTCCGTCACGCTTTCCTGATTGGAATTCATACCCGGCAAACACGCTACAAAGGTATGCGCGAAGCCGGTTACGAGTGCGCTGCATTTCCAGGCGAAGCAAGTACGGCATGCGCTGCTCTTTATCGAAGTCGTAGCGCCCTCCGTTTGGGTTTTCACCATTTGCAACGTCTTGCCACATCTCGAATTCAATGTGGCGACCTGACAGATCTAGGAAGCCCTGAAGGTCGCCTTTTTGGCAGTAGCGGTGATTCTCTGCGAACTTCCGACTGTAGGTTTTAACCATTTCTGCCGGCACTTCAGTGCGCCAGCCAAGACGCCTAAGCTGTTGCGCCATGCGAATAAACACATCTTTCTTGAACTGGTGCTCCCAATCACCAAATGCTGGGCCATTAGATTCTTCCCATACATGAAGGCTGGCATCGTGGAAGTGTACGGAACCTGAACGGTTAATCTGTGCCATCGTCATCACCTCAAAACTGAACAAACTGGTTGAAAGGCACGGTTTCGGGCATGGCCAGCCGTGCGGGGGAAACGTCAGTGGGTAGCGCTGGGCCTGCTGGGCGCATGCCTGGGCATTGCTCGGGTACGTTGATGCTGTCGTCCCAATCGCGGTGGCCCACGCGCTGCTCAAGCGGTACGCCGCGCGCCTTCTCTGCCTCGAATACCGCTACGCCTTCGCAGTAGGCGAGCACATCACGCTCTTGGTCTTCGGCTTCGCCCTCGGCCAGCATTCCCATGGCGGCGACGACCGCAAGCAAGGCTATTGCCCATTTGGTGTTGGTGCGTTGAGCGCTCATGCGGCTAGCTCCTGTGTTGGGCCATCGGTTTCCAGTGGGTGGCGCTGTAGGTTGATGCGCTGTTCTACGTGAGCGCCCCAGAGCACATCGCGCAGTGCGTTACGGGCGGCTAGCTCAGTGGGTAGCGGGGCGTTCGTTCGTACGATGATCTTGGTGCCTTCCTTGCCAACGAACGCGGGCAGGTAGCCGCCACCCAAGACGGACTCGGCATAAATCACGGTGCCGTGCAGGGTGTAGCCGTCTTGCATGGCGAACAGGCGCCAGTGATTGATCACGAACTTGAGGCTGATGACGTGGTTCATTGGGCACCGCCTGTGCTGTCGATCAGCAATGATTCAAGGTGATGAACAATGGTGCTGAGATCTGCATAGGCGGTTTCGCTGATCAGGTAAAAGCAATCAAAGCGGCGATGACTTTCGTGCTGTGCGTTACGTGCAGCCAGCCATGTTTCGCAGAATATTCCCTGAGGAGTGGTCTCCAGCTGTACGGCATGCTTGCCTTGCAGATTGATGGCCAGTGCCAGCTCGTTTGCTTGGCCGAGTTTCATCAGAAACACAGTAGTGATGCCGTGTGTTTGATAGCCCTGACTGAGGGTTTGGTATATTTCGTGGCTCATGCAAACAGGCTCCCACTCAGGCGCTGACTGATCCGCGCGGTGACGCTGCTATGGGTGCGGGTACGTGTTGGCTGGCGGTGGCGCATTGCGTCCATGTCGGGGTTGATGCCGCTAAAAATCAGCGTTGAAACCAGCGGTGCAATAACTGCCCAGCAGCGGACTTTTTCGATCCAATCTTTTTCTAGCGCTTTTGCCACCGCTTCTGCGGCACGGTGTGCGTTGAGGTAGTAGAGGATGGCGGCAGAGGTGGCACTAACCGTGCGAGGCGAGCAGCCGCGCAGCTTGGCAATCTCTTTATGGGTCATGCCCGCTGCGATGCAGGCAATCACTTGGGCTTGCGTGCGGCTGGGCCACTGGCTGTTGCGCGGGCCAAAGCGGCACTTGAAGCCTTGGCATTCGAATTCGGTGGGTTCGGTTGTGATTTGCATGGTGTTTGCCCTCGCTTGAAAATCTCTAAAGTGATTAAAGCAATCTTTAAAGAATCAATCAAGCAAGCTTTAGTATTTTTTTAGCCATGCTTTAATTTAGGCCGTAAAAAAGCCCGCTCAATGGCGGGCCTGTATTGGCATTTTGGTGCGGGGGTTAGCGCTGCCGCATTCGCATGTCTGCGATCACTACTCCAATGATTTGGCAGTTACCGTTAATTTCTAGGTAGGGATTGTTCCATGCGGGATTGAGAGCTTTGAGCATACGCGGACTACCTGGCTCTTCGATGAGGCGCTTGAATGTTGCTTCGTTGCTTTCAGTCATTACTGCAACTACATCATCATTTGGCAGCGGCACTTGCTCGGGGTCAACGAAGATCAGCCGCCCCGGCGGATAGTCCGGCACCATGCTTTCACCCACCACGCGTAGCACGAACGTTTGCTCGCTTGCGCCCGGTGGACGCGGGTACCAATTGGTGGTCTCTGGGTCTGTGTTGATGTCACATACCTCAGCCCAATGTCCCGCCTGAACCCAGCTTATCTCTGGGCAATACCCAGTCAAGTTTGGCGCAGTATCGACGTTAGTTTCGGGCTTAAGCATTTGCCCCTTACCTGTAGTCAGCCATTCAAATCTACATCCCGTTGCCTCCGCTATCTTCAGCATATTTTCAGCTTTCGGTGCTTTGGTGTCTTGGCTAATCCATTGACCAACGGCAGCCGCACTCACGCCGCATTTTCTGGCTAGTGCAGATTTGGTAAGCCCTTTGTTCCGCATTGCAGCGGCAATTCTCTCTGACTGATTCATAAAGCTAGCTTACTTATAGCCTAGGCAAGCATGCTTGTTGATACTTTAAAAGCATGCTTTAATCTATGGATGCACAAAAGGAGACCCCAGGCATGCAGACTCGCAAAGCCATCGAGCATTTTGGTAGCACTCGCAAGCTTGCCGAGGCGCTAGGTATTACTCCCCAAGCAATCAACCAGTGGGGGGATGCTGTTCCTATGCTTCGCCAGTACGAGCTAGAGCGTGTGACTGCAGGAAAGCTCAAAGCTGACCTTGCAAAGCATAGCGCTAACACCCCGCTAGCCGCATCGGTACCGCAGCCGTGATTTTCTATACAGGTATTTGTGAGGTGAGGGTATGAGCTTAATTGAAGAGTCACTTCGGCTGGCGCGTACGCTTCGCAATGTCGAGGAGTGGGCTGGAAACGAGCATTACATAACGCACGCCGCCACTGATTTTAGTTTGTGGATCGGCAATGGTTTTCTCGGGCTGTGTGTGTATTGCCCCAACGCCAGCGCTAAGCAGGAAACGCGCGTGTACAGATACGGTTTTCTTTGCTCCTTGATCATTTGGTTTGGTGGTGCGCGCTCCTGGTACAAGGCAATTCGAGAAGTCCAGAAGCGGCGCACCAGCTTCAAGGGTGGCGTTTAATGATTTTCCTCGTCCATCTTCAAGATCAAGTGAGCGATGGCATCGCTCAACTGAACCCCTGTGTGGCTTCCCATCAGGGATTCAACTTCGGCCAGGACTTCAACTCTGGTATCAACCTTGGCGCCCGAAACAATGCCCAGGCGCTCTTGCATTTTGTTGTCCATAGCGTTGCCGCTTCGCTTTTCGAGCTTATCCAGCCTGCCAAGTATTTCAGCCTGAAGCACCAGCACGGCTTTCAGCATTTTCTGTGTGTCGTTTTCAGCCACGTCGTTTTCCTTTTATGGGTGGGTGGTGTCGCAACTGCCACTTTAGCGGGTGGCGGCGTGGCTTTCTATTTCGTGGGTGCGGTATGAGCATGCTCAACCTCCTAGACAGGCCAATAGCGTTCAACCGCACCTTCGTTGATCTGGGGATCGGCATCACTGGTGCGCTCATGCTATCGCAGTGCGTTTACTGGTCTACCCGAACTAAGGACAGCGAAGGCTGGTTCTACAAGACGCAGGCTGAATGGACTGACGAAACGGGTATGACGCGTCGAGAGCAAGAGACCGCCCGTAAGAAGTTAGTCAGCAAGGGATACATCGAGGAGGTGCGCCGTGGCGTGCCTTGCAAAACCTTTTACCGGCTTGATCGTGAGGCGCTGGAAGCCGCCCTTATGCAGGTTGCACAAAAGCGCCATTCCAGTATGGCGGATTCCGCCAATCTAGAATGTACGAAAGCGCCATCCAGTATGGCGGAAAGCGCCAAACAAGATTGCACGGAAGCGCCTAACAGTGATGGCGGAAAGCGCCAAACTATTACAGAGATTACTACAGAGACTACAGCAGAGAGCACTCAGAAAGGCGCACCGGGGGCAAGCCCCGATGCATCGGAGGGTGATTACCTGGGCGCTGACGAACCCCAAGCGGAAACCTCAGGCGCTCACGAATCGGGGGCTGATCTACTGGCGCGTATCCCTGCCGATATGCCGGGCACCCGTGACCCGAAAGCAAAGACGTTCAAGCCCTGGGCGAACTACGCCTGTGCTTACCGTGCCCGTTACGGCACCTGGCCGGTATGGAATCAAAAGGCTGGCGCGAACATGAGCCAGCTGGTCGACCGTGTGGGGGCTGAGCGTGCGCCCGCCGTGGCTGCGTACTACCTGAAACTCAACAGCCAGTTCTACACCTCACGCCTGCACCCTGTGGGCTTGCTCCTGCAGGACTGCGAATCCATCGCCACCCAACTCGCCACTGGTCAGCAGATTACCCAGGCCAAAGCCCGCCAAGTGGACAGCACCCAAACCAACGCGAGCAATGCGGAGGAGGCTAAGCGCTGGCTAGCCGAACGCCGCCAACAGCAGGAGGCCGCATCATGCCGTTAACCCCTGAACAAATGGATCAGGTCGTTGATCTGGTTTACGCCACCGCGGAAGTGCTGGGGCAGGAGATCCGTCACAAGGCTGCTGGGCTGATCGCCGAAGACCTAAGCGCTTACCCCTATGCCGAGATTGCCCGAGCGCTGGCCCGCTGCCGTGCCGAGCTACACGGCAAGCTGACCCTGGCGGCGATTATTGAGCGCTTACCCAGCGCGAACGCTCATTTGAGCGGTAACGAAGCGTGGGCGTTGGCGCTGAAAAGCACCGACGAGCAGGAGACGGTGGTTTGGACGCCGGAGATTGCCCGCGCCTTTGCCGCTGCTCAGCCGGTGCTGAGTGGTGACCGTCCGGACAAGATCGGTGCCCGCATGGCGTTCCTGGCTGCGTATGAGCGTGAGCTCTCCGCCGCGAAAGCCGAAGCCCGCCAGCCTGAGTGGCAGGTGTCACTAGGCCATGACCCGCAACGCCGCGAGATAGTGCTGAACGATGCCGTGAGTGCCGGCAAGCTTCCCGCGCCTAAGGTGGCCCACCTGTTACCGCCGCCTGATAAGCCGGTGACGGAGGAGGGCAAGCGCCAGCGTAAGCAGGTGGTCAGCAAGCTGCGCGAGATCATCAACCAGCCCGGTGACCAGAAAGCCCAAGAGCGCCGCGAAGCCCGAGAGCGTGAAGAGGCCCGCCGCCGTGAATTACTCGAACAAGCTGGCGTGCCGCTGGCTGCGATGGGAGGACGTTAATCATGAATACCGCATTCCAGCCAAGTGGCAATGAAGTAAAACGGGCTGCATTCAGCGATCACCGCCGTTCAGGCAAGCTTAGCGCCTCGCGTGGGCTGGTGACTGCCTCGCTGGTGAGCAAGGGCCCCATGACCCGCAACCAGTTGGCAGACGCTACCGGCCTACCTCTGGCCAGCATTTGCGGCCGCTGCCGTGAGCTGCTTGATCTTGATTATATCGAGGTGGCGGGCATGAGCGCCGATTCTCCAGCGCGCCAGGTGTTGGGGCTGACTGAAAGTGGTCGGGCGTTGGCGGTTGAAGCGGCTAAGGGGGTGGTGTTGTGAGCGCAGTTATTAGCGAGTGCGGACAGTACCGATATTTATTAACTCGCCCAAGCGAGGTTGAGCATCCGGATCGTGGAACTGCGCTTTTCTTGATGCTGAACCCCAGCACCGCTGACGCCTCGCTTGATGATCCAACGATCAGGCGTTGCCGAGGCTTTGCAAAGGCTTGGGGGTGCGCTGGCTTAACGGTCGCGAATTTATACGCGCTTCGCGCCACTAATCCGAAAGAGCTTTGGAAGCACGATGCGCCTATTGGAGACCAAAACAATGCTTGGCTAGTGAAGCTGGCAAAAGAGTACGGCGATATTGTTTGCGCATGGGGTGCTAACGCAAAGCCAGAACGCGTAAACGAAGTTTCCAAGATTTTGGTTGATGCAGGGGCTCGCCTTTGGTGTCTGGGCACAACTAAATCAGGCGCGCCCAGGCATCCTCTCTATATCAAGGCCGACCAGCCTCTAGTCGCATGGGAGGCTGCGTAATGTCGCTTAACCCTATTGATCATCAAAACATAGTGCTGCGCTTGCTGGGCATGTCATCCAGTAACCCTGCACACCTCACCACGCTGGCGCATGCCTACAAGCTGCCGGTATCGCTGCATGAGATACGCGTTGCTTGTGATGCGTTGGTAGAACAGGAGTTTGTCGAGCGCGCCCCAGGGTTTGCCTATCGGCTGACTGCGTTTGGCACGGTTGAGCTGCCTGCTGTGCCGCTGCTGGAGAGTTATTACACGATGCCGCGCCAACGCACAGAACCAAAGGTGGGCGATTCAGCGTGGCGGGCCGCTGAGCAGGCAGGAAAAAAGCTCCCATACGCTGGGTGGGGTGAATCATGACACGCAATCCCTACCAGCAGCCCAAGTGCCCAGAGTGCCAGTACCGGAAGTCGCCTAGCGAGTTTCGCGACCCGGCTACCCATGAGCAATTACCCGCCTGCAAGCACTGCATGCGCAAATCCCAACGGGCGGGAGGTCAACGATGGACGGCTTGAGCAAAGAAATGAAAGGCGGCCAAAACGCCCGCCGTGCCGCCATGCTGTGCCAGAACCCGCGCTTTTGGCTCTACCTGGACCAGCGCTGGCGCGCTAAGCACAAGCTAAGCCCTAGCGAGTTTCCGGACGGCACCCACAACGCCGCTGGCGCTACCCGCTGGCTGCGCAAGGCGTGCGGTATCCAGAGCCGTGCGGAGCTGGATCATAACGATGCGGCGCGGGCGATGCTGGAGCGCGTTATGGCTGACTACAGCAAATGGGAGCGCCAGCAGCGTTTGAGTGAGCGTGTGGCAGGGGGGGTATCTAATGTTTGAGTTATCACGCCGTAGGTTTTTGCAGTTACTTGGCGCCGCCTTCGCGTCAGGTGTCAGTGTTCCAGCGCTTTCAATGGATCGAGAGCCATACGTTCAGTTAGGCGACATCGTTAGCTATATCGGCCCTCATGGCGAGGGCAGTGCCTCATTCATGGGCGGCCAGGGAGTAAGAGCAGTGCATGCTTGGGATGGCACCGGTTACCCGGTCGATGTGGATAACAACTGTTTTGGTTCGCATAGAGCTTTAGAGCGTTATTACGATTTTGAGCTAAGCGACCTAAGCAAGGAAGTGCCTGTGGGGTTTTGGGCCAGCGGAGAGAATCGCCGTCTCTATAACAACGTTCACACCTACGTCAGAACCAAGCGCTTTGGCGAGTCGATCAATGAAGCTGTGAAGGCGCTGAATTTGTCCGGAGGTGCGGTGTGCTAATTGCAACTGATAAGCCAGATACCCCTGAGCGCAAGCCTATCGTGCCTAACGCCGATATGTGGCGTGAAGCGATTGCCATGCTGTGCGAGCCGTGCCGTCACTTCCCTGGGTGCGATGTTGTTGAGGGCATGATTGAAATGAAGGAAGGCGGCGAGTGGCCGGAGGGCGGTTGGGTAACTGATCCCGGCGCAGGCATGACCTGCCTAAGCTATCAGCCTATGTCTGTGCGTACGCTTTCTGACGATGAGCTAATGGGCGCGCTTTCAGACTCGGTTTCTATGTGTGATGGGTGCGCCGCTCGAAAGGGTACCGATGCAAGCAAGGTGCTTCACACCCAGCGAGATTTTAGTCAGGCGGTTAAAGATCGCGGCAAGTTCATGTGCCACAAGCCCGAGAGCAAGGGTAAGTCGTGTGGTGGGTGGTGCAGTGCGGTTTTACGCCGGCGGGGTGATGCGTGAGCGAAAACAATCACCCGTTAGAAGATCAGGCGCGAGCACTGGCGGATGACGACCGCTTTTGTGAGTGGCTGGATGCCGTTCATGCTCTTAGCAGTGGTTGGCCGCATAGCCATTACTCGGCACGCCGATGGATTGAGCAGCAGTGTGGCGTTGAAAGCCTGGGGCGCTTAGCCATCGATCCGGAAGCCGCTACCTCATTTGATCAAATCGCCCGCCGGTTCGCGGTGTGGGATCGCAACCAGGAGCTTGAGCTATGACGACCAGTGGCCTACCCGCCAGCAAGCGGCGTCCGCGTAAGATCAACGCTAACGGCGCGCCTCGCAAGCGCCCCGTTGACTGGGAAGGGAGCGAGCAAGCGGTGCTGATCCGTTGGCTGTTGGGGGAGAAGATGCGCGGGGAACCGGTGGGCGCCCTGCATGATGTGACGTTCCATCCACCTAACGGCGGCGTGCGCAGCTACAAGACGGCCGCAGCGATGAAGCGCCAGGGTGCTAAAGCGGGAGTCAGTGATCTAAAGACCATGAATGCGCGCGGCGGCTGGTTTGGCTTGTGCATTGAGTTTAAGGCGTCGCCACCACATACGGCTGACCTCGCAGAAAGTCAGCGTGATTGGCTGGCGCTTATGGAGAGTGAGGGCTATTGCGCCGTGCTGGCGGTAGGGCTTGAAGAAGCCAAGCGAGTGCTTAGGGAATATGCCAGCTGGTTGCACACCTCAGTGCACACAGGCGATCGGATGAAGATGACTAACGGCACCGAGTGGAGAAAGGGCTAATGGGCATGGCATCAAGTGAATCAACATTAACTGGCCCCGCCGACCTCGCACGGAATTGTGAGTGGGTCAGTTGTGCGGAACGTCTACCAGCTTTAGTGGATTCGGATTGTGATGGTGATGTTTGGGTTTTTATGCCTTACGGGTTTATGGGGCAGCCAAGCAATTTAGTCTTTCGTATCCGTTGGGATACGGCCTTAAATCGAATTGACCACCTAACCCACTGGATGCCCACAGGCCTTAAGCGACCGGCGGCACCTCAACTGGAGTCCTTTTAAATGGATGAGGGAAAAGTGGAACTTGAGCTGACTTGTGAAGTGAATGGCCTGCAATGGCAGCTTTACGGGTTTAGTTACGAAACACCAGACGGCAAATTTATCGGGTACCTACACGCCACTTCATCAGAGCATGCCAGCTACATGCTTGAAGAGCTTAAAGCTACAGCTGTGCTTGATGGTCCTATCGTCGCATCCGGCAATTTCTAGCAATGACAAAGTGGAGAAAAATCTAATGGGCATGGCATTGTTGAAAGAGGCTGGAACTATGGCGCGTGACTATCATCGTATGGGCATTCGTGAACTGAGAGAGCATGCGCGCAGCACACACCCAGAGCATGATCCGGAAGCGGCACGGGCGTTTGTCGATCGCATCCTTGATATGGAGGCGGAGCGCGTAACCTGGCACTGGCACGAGAACCAGGGCTATCAGCCGTTCAGCTCCGCAGCGAAGATGGGCGAGCAGCCTGGGGGTGGTACGTCTGCCGCTGATCCGCTGGCCATTGCCTATGATCGCGGTATGCGGGTGCATGCAGGTCATGAGTTCGCTAAACAGTGGCTGGAGGCGGCTCGCTTGCGGCCACGCGCTCGGCTGGCGGTGTTGATCCGTGCCGCTAAGCTCTACCCAATGGCAGCGCAGCAGCAGGCGCTATGGGCCAAGAGCTATGATTTCATTGCCCAGCACCTGCCGATCTACTCGCGCATGCTTCAAATGGGGTCGCTCTCGACTATGGGCGCGATTGCTAGCGTGGTGGTAGAGGAGGATAAAACGGGAAAGCCGCGGCGAACGCCTAACCCTGAGCCTTCTGAGCCGATCTTTAAGAACGGTATGGCGGTAAAGAATGCCGCCCGGGAAGCTCGCGTGCAGTTGTTGCTCTTAGCTCAAATTTGAAACACTACATATTGTATTAACAACACGACTGATCTACTATGTTTCTAGGCTGGCGCTCAATGACACTAGCCGCCACACACCATAAAGCCCTGCCGGTCACCCGGCGGGGCTTTTTGCGTTCTGCTCTGATTATTCAGGTTTCAGTTCTTCATTATTATCGAGATTTGGCTGGTTTCGGAATGAACTTTCTTGGTCATCTAAAGCGTAACGTAAGATTGTTTGCTGAAAACCCTCGCTAATCCCTGCTTTCATCAAAAGTGAAGGATCTCGAGAAAGTTGTGCAGCAGCTTCGTCAGATAGCGGAGGTGGTGAGCTAGGGTTTTGTAAAACCTTCACCGCCCATGTGCGAATTGGGTCTGAGTCCTGAAAGAAATCATTCGAAGGCTCTTGAGAAAGAATTGATATAGCAATTTCTGTCATTTTAGCAGCGCTATCGGCTTCAGTCCTTTCGCTGTTCCACCAAAATATGCTGGCGGCTACTACCGCAGGAATGAAGAACTTCGCAACGATGTTTGCGACGATTTCGCACTTATACCAGTTATCTTTTGCTTCTGTCATTGCGCTTCCCCATAAGTTCATTGCATTAGACTTTATATGTCAGAGGTCATCATGTCTGCTCACTCGCCTGCCCATTGGTATGACGAGGCGGCACTGCTGCGTCTTGAACCAGCACCGCCCAAAGACACGCGAGCGGGTAACGTGGCCGCGTTCCTCGACATGCTGGCCTATGCAGAGGGTACGCCGCGATACGGCAATCAAGACGGCTACAACGTGATTGTTGGTGGTGGCACCTTTGAAAGCTATGACGATCACCCGCGTCAGTTGGTCTGGCTACCTGCTTATAACATTAGCTCAAGTGCTGCCGGCCGCTATCAGTTCCTGACTCGCACTTGGGACGACCTGGCTGAACGCTTCAACTTGCCCGACTTCACACCAGCCAGCCAAGACCTAGGCGCGATTCACCTTATCCGTCAATGCCAAGCGCTATCCCTGATTCATGACGGCCGCATTCGTGAAGCCATTCATGCATGTCGGCGCATCTGGGCGAGCCTGCCAGGTGCCGGATATGGTCAGCGTGAATTAGCTACTGATGAGCTGCTGGGCGTGTACGAAACCGTCGGCGGCATTTCCATCGACTAACTAACGAGGCCCGCCCGAGAGGTGCGCCATGCACAAACGATCTAAAGAGAAGCCCACCATGCCACATCGTGATCCAAACAATTGGGAGTGGCTGCTTGATTATCTGTCTATCGCACTTGCCTCCATCCTGACGTTTGCGATGGCCTTCATTCGTGGCGTTCACGAGGGGGGCAGTCTAAAGAAATCCCTGCTCGGTGCAGTTATGTGCACGCTATTGGCGACGCCGCTGTTCCCCGTGTTCCTGTGGATTGCTGAGTCGCAGGGGTGGCCGCCCATTAGCGCCTTCCCCCCGTGTGTGTTCCTTGCGTTCCTGGGCACCGATTGGATACGCGCTAAGGCAGACGATCTGTATGAGGTTTTAATTAACTTCGTTAGGAAGTGGCTCAAATGATTGCCTCACTTAAGGCGAAAGCTCTTGGCCTGGTGCTGGGTGGTTTGGCGCTGCTGAGTGCCTTTCTCTACTGGCAGCACATCACCACCCAGCGAGACGCCTACCAAGCCGAAGCAGAGCGCCAGCGCAGCCGCGCCGAGATCCTGCAAGAGCACCAGCAGTGGCAGCGCCAGCAGATCGAAAGCCTAAGCAGCGCCATGGCTGAGCGTGACCGCACGTTAAGCGCTATCGCTGAAGACATAAGCGCCAGCACAGCCGCGCTTGATCAACTGGGAGAACAGAATGCTGAGATCCGCGCGTGGCTTGATCGGGATCTTCCTGTTGGCATTGGTGACTGGGTGCGCGAGCTCCAACGTCCGGCCGATGGAGATGCAGTGCAACGTCCCGACAGTACCGGAACACCTTACCAGCGAGCTACCCGCACCAGCGCTGATCCTTCAAAGCCATAAGGGCTTGATGCTCTTGCTCGCTGAGTATGAGGCGATGCGCCGCCGGTTTAATGCAGATCGGGCAGCGGTTGCTGATATTATCCAGCGCGGAGAAAGTGACGATAGCTAAGGGCTGTGTAGTGTATGTGCAAAAGACAACCGGCAGGTCAGTGCCTTGCTTGCGGTGTTGCTCTAAAACAGCCGCTGCTAGGTCGCAAGCGAGTTTATTGCTCCAAGCAATGCCGTGACCTCCAGCGCCAGCAAAGAGATAGACAAAAGACATCTGGGATCAAAGGCAGGAAAAAGAAACGTGTTGCTTGGTCATGCCTAGCTTGTGCGAATACATTTAACCTGAGGCCGTTTGAGGCTGCGACTAAGAAGTTCTGCAGTGTTGCCTGTGCTTCAGGTTCGCGCACTTCTTCTAAGGGCAGAGGCCCTTACAGTTGTAAGCATTGTGCGAAGACTTACTACACCAAGCGGCGGAAAGGCGAGGGCGAATCCTTTTGTAGCAGGGCGTGTTCGGAAAGCTACACGCCTCTTCGAACCGGCCCGCACACACGTATTGAGCTAATAGAGTGTGCTCAATGCTCTTCTCAATTTGCATCAAGGCGCGGCGTAAAGCTCTGCTCTAAACGATGTCGTCTTGATGCGGGTAGGGATAGGGCAAAACAGTCTGAGATTGTTAAGCACCGTCGAAGAAAGCCAATTAGGTGCGCTCACTGTGCCTGCGTTTTCTCAAGGCTGTATGGAAATAAGTCACGGGTATGCTCTGAAAATTGCGAGCAGGCCGCCGCCCGGGCGCTAAAACGAAAAGAAAAGTCAGCACGAAGAGCAGCAGAACGTTCCGGTCGAATTGCTTATGGCACGCTTGATCCCTTTGATGTCTTTGAAAGAGATGGTTGGAGCTGCAATCAGTGTGGCGTGCCAACGCCTGTAGGTTTGCGTGGAACCACGCAAGACAACGCTCCCGAGCTTGATCATGTCCAACCGTTAAGCAAAGGCGGCGTCCACTCAATCGAGAACGCTCAGCTTTTATGCAGATCTTGCAACATTGCTAAGGCTGATAAGTGGGATGGTAGGGCAGCTTATAAGCTCCTGCTCTGACCTATTTTGGTGCAAAAAAATCGTAGGTTCTTCCTGGCAGTGTGGCGTTGTCCACGGGGGAAAGCAGCCGCGGAATTCGACAAATTTTCGGCAGTTCATGGTCGTCAGCAGCACCTGGCTTTAATCCGCGTGGTTGCCGTGTTTCGCGGTGCCGATGCTGCCGAAATCAATAGAGGTACGGTGCCGATAGGATGACAAGCGTGTGGCAGAGATCAATCGCCTTGAAGAGGCCTACAACTGGAACATCACCAGGCTGGCTGATGCGTTTGGTCTTCACCGCGATACGGTGCGAAAACGCCTAAAAGAAGCTGGCGTTATTCCTGCAGGCGCCCGCAACGGTGCCAACGTTTATGCACTAAAAGATGCTGGCCCGGCGCTGTTCAGCGAGTCACGGCCAGGGACTGCTACCGACCCTAATGATTATCACCCCAGCGACCGTAAAGATTGGTATGCATCTGAGATCTCACGCGTAAAGCTTGAGAAGGAAATGCGCCTTCTCGTGCCGGTTGAAGAGGCGCACCGGGAAATGTCGCGATTGGCTAAAGCGGTGGCCAGCGGATTGGATAGCCTAGCCGATATGCTTGAGCGCGATGCTGGCCTACCTCCAGAAGCTATTGAGCTAGTAGAGAAGACCACCGACGCGCTGCGTGAGCAGATGTACCAGGTAATCGTAAGCGACGACGAAGGCGACGATGATGAGTAACTTAGCCAGTGCCGCCGCCATTCGACGTGATGTTGCTGAGCTGATAAGGCCCCCGCGCCGCATCCGCGCAAGCCAGGCCGCAGCCGAGCGCATGAAGGTAGTCGGTGGTGACGGCACGGTTAGAGACTGGTCGCCTGACGCCACCCCGTACATGGTAGAGCCGCTGGACTGTATGGGCAGTCGTTTATACGACGCCGTGATATTTGCAGGCCCAGCGCGAACCGGCAAAACGAACGCCCTGGTAGATGGTTACGTTGCCTACAAGATTGACTGCGACCCCGGCGACGGCTTGATTGTCCAGATCAGTGAGGAAAAGGCCCGCGAGTTCAGCAAGAAGCGCATCGATCGGATGCTGCAAAACTCGCCGGAATTAGCAAAGCGGCTTAGCCCCCGCGGGCATGACAACAACGTTCACGATAAAACCTTTAGAGCAGGCAACTACCTAGGCATCAAGTGGCCATCAAAGAACGTGTTGGCCAGCTCTGACTATCAATTCGTATTGATTACCGACTTTGACCGCCTGCCTGAAAACATCGACGGCGAAGGCGATGCTTTCACGCTAGGCGCTAAGCGTACCCAAACGTTTGGCTCTACCGGCATGACGCTAGCGGAGTCTTCACCCGGGCGCGAAGTGGTAGATGCTGACTGGGAGCGCCCAGCGGACAGCCCGCATATGGCACCGCCCACCACAGGCATTCTGGATTTGTTCAATCAGGGAGACCGGCGCGTCTGGTACTGGCAGTGCCAGGAGCATTCATGCCGTCAGTGGTTTACCCCCACAATGGAGAATTTCAACCTAGCTGCGAAGCAAGCCTTTTGCCCGCATTGCGGTACGTTGGTTGAACCCTCGCAAAAACGTGCACTTAACTTGGCAGGCCGCTGGGTGCCTGAGGGCATGGAGCTAAGCCCTGAAGGTTTGCTATCAGGCCACCGCCGCTCTGTAAGGATCGCTTCGTTTTGGATGGAGGGCCCCGCCGCCGCGTTTCAAAGCTGGCTCAGTCTCGCTGAAAAGCTAGCGCGGGCAGAAGAAACCTATGCCCAAACGGATAGCCAAGAAACCCTTAAAACAGTCATTAACACTGACTGGGGTAGACCGTATCTATTCAGGCGTAAAACTACCCAGCGCAGCGGTCAGCGACTACTAGACCGCGCAGAGGAAACCGTAAAACGCACCGTGCCTCACGGCGTGCGCTTCTTAACGGTGACTATCGACGTTCAGGGCGGCAAGAATCGCCGCTTTGTTGTCCAGGTGCACGGCAACGGCCCGCACCGTGAAACGTGGGTGGTGGATCGCTTCAATATTTCAGAAGACCGTGGCCCGAATAACGACCAGGAGCCCAGGCCGATCAGCCCAGCGAGCCATCCCGAAGATTGGGATCTTATTACTCGTGACGTGATACATCGCACCTACAAACTGGCCGATGGCTCAGGTCGCAGAATGCCGATCTTAGCCGTAGCGGTCGACACTGGTGGGGAAGGCGAAGGCGAAGAGTCAGTTACCAACCAGGCCTATGAATGGTACCGCCGCCTAGCAAAAGCAGGCGTCCAAAACCGGGTCTATCTGGTTAAGGGGGCCAGTAGCAAAACCCCCAACCGCGTACGTAAAACATGGCCCGATAACACTGGCCGTAAAAGCCGAAAGAGCTCAGCGAAAGGCGATGTGCCGTTATACATGTTAGGCACCGATACGCTGAAAGACGCAGTCGCCTCAATGCTGGATCGTGAAAACCCAGGTATGGGTTACTTGCATACGCCCAGCTGGCTGGGTCGCTGGTGGCATGATGAGCTGACCTACGAAATACGCGACCCCAAAACCGGCAAGTGGTCGAAACCCGGTAAGAAAGCCAACGAAGCCTTTGACCTCTGCGTATATAACCTGGCGTTGCTGATCATTCTGAAAGCCGAAAAGATCAACTGGCTGGCGCCGCCTGCATGGGCGGAAAGCTGGGATAGCAACATGCTCATTATTCAACCTGATAGCGAAGCCCCTCAAGCCCAGGCCATTGAGGCAGCGAAAGCCAAACAACCCCGCAAGAGACGCGCCCGCGTCGTTAAACCCAAACTTTAGGAGCGGCCATGGCCTACACACCCGAACAGCTTGCCGAGGTTCGGCAGGCCATAGTAGATCTCGGGCTGGGCAAGCGTGTTGTCTCTGTTACCCATAACGGCCGCACAGTTCAATTTGCCCAAACTGACATCGACAAGCTTCGCGATTTAGAGCGAACGATTGCTGGCAGCCTAATACCCGCCAGTCGCCGAAGAACACGCACCCGTGGCGTGATGACCTCGAAGGGGCTGTAAGCATGCTCAAGTTTATTAAGCGCTTTGCCTCAGGATTGACCAGTAAGGCTCAATACGAAGGGGCAAGCACTAAGCGCCGCATGGCAGGCAAAGGCAACACCGTTAGCGGCCCCAATACGCCGATTGAACGAAGCCTGCCAATGCTGCAAGCCCGCAGTCATAACGCCATTCGCAACAACGCCTACGCCGCCAGCGCCAAGGAAAAGTACGTGTCTAACCTAGTGGGTACCGGCATAAAGCCGCAGTGGGGCGACCCCGCTACTCAAGCGCTCTGGGATCGCTGGGTAGGCGAGTGCGATGCTGATGGTGTCGACAACTTCTACGGCCTGCAAGCGCTGGCGCTGGGCTCGCAGTTTGAGGCCGGCGAAGCGTTAGGGCGAATCCGGTACCGCCGCGCCTCAGATGGCCTCAGCGTACCCATGCAACTGCAGGTGATCGAGGCAGAGCACCTAGACCCAGCGTTTAGCCGTGCATTTGGTGGTCGCTTGATTCGTATGGGTATCGAGTTTGATGGCATTGGCCAGCGCACCGCTTACCACTTGTGGCGCTACCACCCGCACGAACAACTGACAGCGGCCTACAACGAACGTGTGCCGGTACCCGCGGATAACGTCATTCACATGTACCGACGTACCCGCCCAGGCCAACTACGTGGCGTACCAGAACTCACCAGTGTGATTGTGCGGCTGTACGAAATTGACGAAATGCAGGACGCCACGCTGGCGCGGCAAAAGCTCGCCCAGTTGTTTGGTGCCTTCGTTAAGCGCAAAACCGACCACGACCCAGAAGATGACGGCCCGTTCTTCGGCACCAACGTCACCATGCCGGGGGAAGACGAAGGCTTAACTGAATTCACACCTGGCGGCATTCATTACCTGGAGGATGACGAAGAGGTCACCTTCTCTACGCCGCCGGATATTCAAAGCCAGTACACCGAATGGCTGCGCACCGAACTGCTAGCAGTGGCCACCGGTGCAGGTATTACCTACGAACAGCTTACCGGCGACCTCAAAGGCGTTAACTACAGCTCAATACGTGCTGGCCTCTTAGAGTTCCGCCGTCGCGCCGAAGCGCTTCAAGCCCATTTGATTGTCCACCAGTGGTGTCGCCGTATTGCCGCCAAGTGGCTAGACGTTGCCGTGACCAGCGGGCGCTTACAGATCGCCAACTACTGGCAGAAACGAGACCAGCTGCTTGCCATTGACTGGATTGCGCCAAAGTGGAGCTGGGTAGACCCGCTTAAAGAAGTCACAGCCGATCTGCTTGAAGTGCGCTCAGGCTTGGCACCCCGCAGCGAGAAAGCTGGCGAACGGGGCTGGTCGCTGGATCTGCTCGATGCCGAGATTGCGAAAGGCAACACCAGCGCAGACAAGTACGGATTGGTGCTGGATTCCGACCCCCGAATCACCGCCAAAAACGGCGCGCTGCAGAAGGCGCTCGAAGCACTGGCAGCCAACGAAGATGAAAACGAGGACGAATAACCATGCCATGGTTCACAGCACAAGCGCTGGCCGATAACGCCCGCAAAGCGATTGTCTCGATTGATAAACCCATCGGTAGCGATTGGGCACCGGATTGGATCAGTGACTTCACCGGCGAACAGCCCGCCCGCGATTTCATTGCCGCTGTAGATGCGTTGGGTGAACTTGATGAGATCACCTTAGAGATCAACAGCCCCGGCGGTGACGTGGCCAGCGGTGTGCGCATCTACAATTACTTGCGCAATCACCAAGCCAAGGTGCATACGCGGGTAACCGGCACCGCCGCCAGTATTGCCACCATCATCATGATGGCTGGTGACACGCGCTCGATGGCGATTGGCTCCACCATGATGACCCACCGTGCCAGCGGCTTGATGCTGGGCTTCTACAACGCTCAGGAAATGGAAGAAACCGCCCGCAACCTCAAAACCATTGATGCCTCAATGGTGGATATTTATGCCGCCACCACCGGCAAAGGTAAAGAAGAGATTGCCGCGCTGCTAGACCAGGGCGACACATTCCTGGGTGCAGATGAAGCCATCGAATGGGGATTTGCCACCGAAGCGGACGCACAGCTAAAAGCCGTTGCCTGCACTGACCCTAAGCTGTTCATGAAACAGCTTGAGCAGGCTGGCGAGATCGCCAAGCTAAAAGCGCAACTGTCAGGGAGTGGTAACGAAACCATGACCGCTGCCGATGCGCTGGCGCTGGCGTTCGATATTACTCCTGAAGAGGCGGAAGCCCAAGCCGCCGATTTAGGCGACCGCATTATTACAATGCGCGCCCGAGCAGAGCCAAAAGACGATATTCAGGCCTACCAGGCGGTGATGGCAATTAAGGATAGTCACCCTGACGTCATTGCAGGCCTTGAGGCTAAAGCACGTGATGGTGCGCTAAGTAGTGATGCCGCATTGGAAATCGTGGAAAAAGACCGCCAGCGTGTGACGGCCATTATGAAAGCCTGCCAGACCACCGGCCAAACCCAATTGATGGAAAAGCTAGTAGCCAACGGCATGGCCGAGAAAGAGGCCAGCGAATACATCTATGACGTAGCCGCGGCTCACGGCAACCGTTTCACCATCCATAACAGCCACTCGCCGGAAGGCGGGCACCGTAAGGGTATTGATTACGACAAGATCTATGCCCGCCACCGTCCCAAGCAGGCCTAGCCTGTTCTCATTAACTCGATAGAAGAGGCAGTGTCATGCCAAGCAAAACGTACACCGAAGGCACCCATACCGCCGAGCACTTGCTGGAAGAAGCGAATCCGAAGCGCTCACGCGAGCAAGGCACGCTAGCCAGTGGCAACCATGTGCCAGGCACAGTGCTGGCGCTAAACGGCGATGGAGATTATGTGCAGCTAGCCCCCGCCGCTACTGACGGCACCGAAACAGCCGTGGCGGTGCTTTACGCCGCCGTGGATGCCAGCACAGCACCTCAGCCTTGTGTAGTCCATGCCCGTGACTGCACCGTTCATGGCGCAATGCTCACCTGGCCAGCTGCAGCAACAGACCCGCAGATTGCCACTGGCATTGAAGACCTCGCCGCGCTGCACATCATCACCCGCGACTAAGCCCCGCTGACTGCCCAGGCAGGGCAGCATCACCCTTACCGATCACCGAAAAGAGAGAGACTGACCATGCCTGGTCCCTTTGATTCCGATATTTTTGAAATGGTGTCGCTGACCGCCGCCATTAACGAAGTTGATTACACCCCTAACCAGATCGGCTCCCTAGGCCTGTTTGAACCCGAAGGCGTCAGCACCACGAGTGTGCTGATTGAGAAAGATGGCGAAAATCTCGGGTTGGTAGAAAACAAACCGCGTGGAGCGCCTGGCCAAGTGATTGGTGGCGACAAGCGCAAGGGTATTACCTTCACAACGGCCCACTTGCCAACCACGGCGACCATTCTCGCGGATGAAGTACAGAACGTCCGTCAGTTCGCTAGCGAAGATCAAATGCAAGCCGTGCAAACCGTTGTGAATCGTCGCTTGGCGAAGATGGCCCGCTTTATCGACATTACCCACGAGTACCACCGCATTGGTGCGATTCAGGGCAAGGTGCTGGATTCTGATGGTACTACCGCTATCTACGATCTATACCAGATTTTTGGTATTGAAGAAAAAACGGTAGGGATGGTGCTTGGTACCGCAGGCACGCCAATGCAAGAAAAGTGTCTCGACATTCTTGAACACATCGAAACAGCGCTAGGCGGGCTTTCCTTCACTGGAGCGACGGCGATGTGCGGCAAGAGTTTCTGGCGCAAATTCATTAGCCATAGCAAAGTGAAAGAAGCCTACGAGCGCTGGCAGAATGGCGAACGCTTGCGAGCGGATCCACGTGATGCCTTTTATTTTGGCGGTATTTACTGGGAGCGCTACCGGGGTGGCGGTGCGGTCAAGATCCCAGACGATCAAGCACGCGTGGTGCCGCTAGGCGTGATGGATCTCTTCATTACCCGTTTTGCACCGGCGGATTATAACGACACTGTCAACACAATGGGGCTGCCGTACTACGCATCAAGTGAAACGCTGCGTCACAACAAAGGCGTAGAGCTTGAGGCGCAGTCCAACCCGGCCCACCTCTGCACCCGGCCTCAGGCGTGCATCAAACTCACTGAGTAGGACGCCATGTTTGGTGACCACCTAAGCCGCCTCAATGAGGCGGTTGTCACTCACCTCTGTGACGGCCTTTGTTCTTACGTACCCTCCATCGGTGGGCCTCTACTAGATGTGCCTTATCAGCTTGATCTCAGCTATGAGGTCTACGACCAAGATCAAGTGGCCATGAAAGTAGCAACGGTACTGGTGCCGGTTGAGAGCGTTGCGGTCTCAAAGCGTGGCGATACGATCACGCTGCCCAACCGGACGTGGACGGTACAGCAAACTCTCGAGGACGATGGTGAATGGCGCCGCCTCTGGGTGTCGTAACGCCAAGGGGGAAGCATGCCCAACCTACAATTTGATGTGCGAGATCTGCAACAGCTAAAGCAGCAGTTCGACCCCAAAGACGTAGAAAAGGCGCTGAGCTGGTCGGTGAATGCTACGGCCAAAAAAGCCGCCACGCTGCTCAGCAAAGAAACCCGCCAGCGTTACGACATAAGCGCGGGCGATATACGTAAGCGCCTGACCATTCAGCGTATCGACCGTGATGCGGGTAGAGCGGTGCTGTATACCGGCCGGCGCTTGCCGCTGGTGCAGTTTAAGCCTCGTGAGCGCTGGGTGTCGGTGAGTTCTAATCGTCGCGTTCAAAGCGGGCCACGCAAGGGCAGTATGGCGCGCCGCCGTGGCGTTACCGTTCGGGTGCGTAAAGACAAGGGCCGCCAGATAGTGAAGGGTGGTTGGCTGGCGAAGAGCCAGATATTCCGCCGTGAAGATCGCAGCGACAATCAGAGCGCCCCGGTGATGCGCTTTGGCCCTTCGGTACCGGAAATGGTGGGCAATCCCCAGGTGATCGAAGCGGCTCAAGACATGGTGCGGCAAGACTTGCCACAGCAGTTTAACGACCGCTTGAACTACATCCTCAACAAAAAGGCAGGCTTGTTATGAATGACCCGGACATCATTGACGACCTGTTGGCACTGCTGCAGGAAAAATGCCCGGGCATGGCGACGATAGACAATGCGCCTTTTGCCGAGCCTATCGATAACTTCGACCTACAAACGCCCGCCGCGCTCGCCTACTTTGCCGAAGACACCGCCAAAGGCGATGCCGAAACCACCCGACCCGTGCAAGCGGTGCGGCTAACGTATGGCATTTGGCTGGTGTGCAAGCGGGCCGAGTTTAAAGCCCAGCGTCAAGCGCTGAGAGAAGCACTTATGGGGCATGGCTTTAGTGAGATGCACAACCCCATGCAGTACCGCGGTGGGCAAACTACCGACATACGTGGCGAGCTGATTTGGTGGCGGGAGTTCTGGATCACTGACACCTGGCTGCGTAACTAGCCCTAACCAACCACCACCCCACAAACCCCGCCGCGTGCGGGTTTTTTTATGCCTGGAGGAAACCCCCATGCCGAATGCAGGAGGCCGTTACGTGATCCGTGACGGCAAGCGCGAGCTAGTGCACCGCACCCAGCCCACGCCAACAAAGAAGCCCGCGAAAGCGGCCGAATCGAAACCCGCCGCGGCCCTGGTAAAAACCGACACCGCAGCAACCAAGCCCGTCAAGGCGGCGGCCAAGCAAGAGGTAACCGGCAATGAGTGAAGGCAAACTATGGCGCCGCCTAATTGTCGCGGTAGTAGTGGAAGCAGAGTACGGCGTAACGCCTACTGATCTCTCCACCGCCACGCTGATTGAGGTGGTAACCCGTGAGGCAGCGGGCTTCTATGAAGGCGATACCGCCGAGCGTGAACGCGTTCGCCAAGGCTTTGGTGCGTTTGAGCAAACCAATACTGCGCCGTACACCTCACGCCAGATCCGCGTACCGTATGCAGGCTCGGGCACCAAAGGCGTGCCTCCCTCATTTAGCCTGCTGCTACGTTGCTGCGCGATGAGCGAAACCATCGACGAAACCGTGGGCGAAGAGAAAGTAATCTATGACCCGGTATCCACCGGCATGGAGTCGGTATCACTGCTGTGGTGGTCAGACGGTGAGCTGCAAGTAATGCCCGGTGTGCGTGGCACCTGGACACGTTCCAGCGATGTGAAGGCCTTCCCCTACATCCAGTTCAATGTAATGGGGCTGTATCAACGGCCAACCACCGCCCCGGCAACCACGGGCACGCTCGCGCCACAAGCCAAAGAAGTGCCAGTCAACAAGATGAACAGCTCGTTCCAGATGGACAGCTTCATGGCGCGCATGCAGTCGTGTTCGTTTGATATTGGCAATACGGTCGTGCATCGACACTTGGTCGGCTACGAAGGCATTCACGTGACGGATCGCCGTGCCAGTGGCCAGCTCAACATCGAAGCGCCGCGGATCGATGACTACGACATTTTCCCGAAGATCGAATCTCACGAGATTATCGAGCTTTCGGAGATCTCATTCGTACACGGCACCGAAGAGGGCAACATCGTCGAAATGACCTTCCCGCGGGCGCAGTTGTCCGCCCCGCAGGAAAGCGACTCCGACGGCATTACCCATTACCAAATGGATATGCGCCTGCTGCCCAACGGGAATGATGACGGCGATTTCTCGCTGATCTTCCGCTAATCACTTAACCAGCCACAACATCACGCCGCCCACAGGGCGGCGTGCTTATTTGCGACACTCAAAAGGAAAGCACCATGTCTCTTATTCTAAAGAAAATCGAAACCACCACTGTCGACGTACCCGTGCAAGTGCCGGGCGAAAAGAAGACAGCTACCATTCAAGCGGAATGGAAGCTTCATAAATGGGATGACTACCGAGCCATTGTGGATGCCCAGCAAGCAGGTAAGAAAAAAGACGAAGACTTACTGGAAGACCTGGTGAACGTCAGCGGTATCAAAGGCGAAGACAAAAAGGACTTGCCGTTTGATAAAGGCTTGGTTGAGCAACTAATGCAAGAAACCTACATCCGCCGCCCATTGATCATGAGCTGGTTCGCCGCCCAAGAAGGCCGTAGCCAGGCCGCCGCAAAAAACTAAGCGGCGCTGGCCAGTGGTGGGCCAGCGGCCCAGCCCCCAGCGACCAGCGCAAACAGGATGCGGAATGCTGGGGGTTAGAAGAGTTCGAGGCCAACGAAGCCCCCAAGCACTACGAGGTGTGGGAAGAACACTGGCCAGCGCTGGAACTGTTTCTCGCCATGCGCACCCAGTGGCGCACGGCCATAGGCATGTCGGGCGGGCAACGCCTGGGGATCGACTACACCTCGCTCTATGGCCACCCCAAATTTGCCCGCTTGGATTATGACGAGCAAGACAAGCTGCTAGGCCAGATCCAGCACATCGAAGCGGGCGCGCTCGCTGCGATGAACGAACAAAGCCACCTAGCCGAGCAGGAAGCCGAGCAGCAAGCGCAGGTAACGGAGAGCATCCAGTACCGCAATAGGCAGCAATACCTAGTGCGTGTAAAGGAGATCATGAATCACATGGGCCTAACGCCAGAAATAGAACCCGATGCGGGGTTTGTGGCGTAGGGGTGGAGCAAGAGAATAATGGAACACTTAGCCGATGTGGTATGAAAATAAAGCAGATAATGGGCTGGCACTCTTAGCAGAGCGTGGGTGTAAGCAGGTTTCTTAAGAGAAGCAGGCTCGTGCTGATCTCAGCTTGAGGGGGCACGTTACCAGTCATTGCCTATGCGGCTAAGATGTAAAAAACGAACCCCCGCCGAGGGGCAACTCGGCGGGGGTTCTGATCAATTCCCCATGAATGAGCATGGAGACGATGTATGGATAATTATAGGCGTAGTGGCGCGAAAACGCGACTGCGTGTAGGAGGTAATATGTCAGAGAAAGGAGCTGATCGCGCGGGGCTGCTCTTATCTGTAGCTGCCAATATCGCCGCATTATTGATAGGGACAGCTGCCTTAATCGGTGCCCTGGGTTGGGCTATTTGAAAATGTTGGAGACGTTAAGCAAGCATCATTTCGCAAAGTTAAAATTGGTAGTATGCACGACCGCTGCTATGGTAAATGTAATCATAATGAATGTGCACTCAGTGTAATTTGGTGTAGGATGACATTCCTGAAGGAGAAAACTCCTGAGCTATCACTTCATATTTTTACTTAAATTACTGATATTAATAGGAATATTACCTCTTTGAGAGGGCCGAGAAATGAAAACGATCCAGAAAACTAGTATTGGTTTTGCTATTAGCATGCTTACTAGCCTAGCTAGCGGAGTTGGATCCGCTTCTACAACAGCAACTGATCTCAATACCTCGAGAACAGCTGTTGTGCATCAGTGTTCTTCTGCTGCGAAAACAAGGCGCATCTCTGAGTTTTGTGTGTCAGTAAGACGTAGTGCTCACAAGGCTCATAGGCTAGCTCAGCTTTTCGAAGCAGATGCATATCGGTTATCTCAGCTGGAAGGTGATGTAATCGTTGATAGCGAACCATACACCGGCATGGTTGATTCTTTGCGTGATGTAGAAGATCAGATCAAAGAAATTTTACAAAATGTAGATGATGACTTTGCTAAAGAAGCTGGTCTGAAAGAATTGCGCAGAAACTTAGCACTAGCCCGTTCAAATGCAGTTACTGCTGAGCGCATGGCTTGGCAGACATCAGCGTCACCCGAAATTTCAGAGGGTGCTACCCCTGGGGAAGCTTTTGCTGTAGCAGCTGAGTACATGACAAATAGAATTGGTTAAGCAGGTGGTTAATGAGGTCCAGGAAAAAAGCACCGTTGGATGTTTCGTTTCATCCAGATACAGCATATTTGTTTGAGAATTTTTCCAAAGATTTTCCTGGCCTAATGGCAAACCTTGAGTCCGATTTTACTGAGTACATGCATTATTTTCTTGGTGATTCAGAGACTATCCCCGCTAGGTTTGGGAAAGATTCCCCATATACTAAGCCGGGTATCATTGCATCAGCTGGATTAATGCATATTCACATTTGCGTGCCACCACGTGTAGGGTTCTCCTCAAAGCGGCTTGACAAGCGAGTGTGCTTGGTAAGCGAGCCTGAAAGAGACGCAGCTCTTGTATACACCCAGCATCTATATGATGAAGAAAGATACTGTATTTTAGCACTTCTATATCCATACGCTCATAAACTAGCAGATGAAAAAGGCAGTTTAATTCAATATTTAGCGAACCTTTCACGCCAATTTAGGGAAAGCTAGATTAGTTGGATTTACTATTAAAACCCCGCCCCAGCGGGGTTTTTTATGCCCGGTCACTAAACCCTGTAATTCCAAACAGGCCAACCGACCCCCTTTAGAAGCAACCGCAACGCCACCATAATGAACAGTCAGCTTGACGGCTGCGCAAGCGGCAAACAGAAATGGGCGTTCACAGGCATGTTGGTGCTATCAAGCTGTTTTATTAAGAGCAGTACTTGCCTGCTGGTTATGGGGATGGGGCGTTTGTGGCTTAGAAAAAATGGGAGGTGTAGCTATTCAAGCCTTTTAATTTTGACGCGGCTTAGCAGATAGACGAACATAAGCAAAACTCATCAAGGCACGTTTCATCACTCATGCCAAAGCCAGTCACTGTCGCACATGCTGTTCAAGACGCTTTTCAGCTGTCGGGATGGCTTGAAGATAATCGCCCTGAGATCACAGATTTTCAGATTCGGCGGCTAAAGCGCATGCTGTTCGACAAGCAGGACAACCGCTTTCTGTCATTAATTAGGTCGGCTCTGGTAGCAGAGATTGAGCGTGATTTTCCTGCGTTTGACGAAGCGTTAAGCACCTTAAAAGACCAAGTTGACACGCCGCTACTCTTGAACCTTTCCTCGATAGCATTATTCGCCAATAACCCGGTGCTTGCACGAGACCTTTCCAAGCGTGCCATGGCAATAAATCCAGGAAGCGAGAAAGTGCTCAACTTTGTTGTTCAAGCGCTTTGGTTCTCGGGTGATGTTAAAGCGGTAGCAGATCTACGAAATAGAATTGAAAACTTGGGTGGGGAAATGGAATCAATTACTGACGACGCTGAAGTTTCAGCAATCCTCGCCGAAGCGAATATATCGGTCGAGCACTACACCCAATACGTTGACAATATTCATGGCGTCATACGCCAGCATTTGGCGCACCAACGCAACGTGAGGCTTGAACTGCTCATCGACACAGCTGAGCACGAGGATGGCTCCAAAAACATTGTCTTTGAAGTAATGACCGATGAAGACGAAGAACGTCTGGATAAACTTGATGACATGATGCTTGAAATGTCTATCGACGATGACAAGATGAATCCAGACCTTCGGCGTGTTATGACGTGCTTAGTCAGGGATATACGTCAGTTCCCGGCAACTCATGACCCGATTGAGGCTTTTTGATATGCCTCATCGGTTAATTGAAATTGCTTCCTACATCAGCGATATGACTGTAACGCCTGCGGATGAGATATACCCACACCAACTTAGAAGCATGATTAACCGCGCTTATTATGCTGCTCACCTTACGGCAAAGCAGGCATGTGATGACCATGGCTTGGTCGGTATAGGCAAATCACATGAGCGGGTAGTAGATGCGCTCGGGAAAAAGTGGAAGCCTGAAAGTAAGAAGCTTGATCAGCTAAGGGTTCTGCGCAACGATGCAGACTACAAGTGGGATAGGCCTATTACGTGGCAGGATGCTAGAAAGTCACTCAAGAAAAGCCGAGAAATTATAGAAGTGCTCCATAACCACTAACCCCGCCCAAGCGGGGTTTTTAATGCCTGGCCGACAAACCCCTGTAATTCCAAACAGGCCAACCGACCCCCTTTAGAAGCAACCGCAGCGCCACCATAATAAACAGGCAGCTTGACGCCTGCGCCTACTTGGGCCAACATTCCCTTACCGCTGCAAAATCAGTGGTTCGGGCGTAGGAACCCGATAGATGCAGGCGCACCGCGCCTAAGGGCGCTTTTTTTGCGCCCGTTATGGCGGGCCGTGCGTGGGACACCTTCGGGTGTGCCGGGTTCCTGTATCTCCGGTCTTCCTACCCCGCGTACGGTTCGCCTCCCAACTGTAGGAAGGTTGTTGGCGAACTCCGACTTAAGATACGGGAGTTCCAAGACATGACAGCTATTGCCGCAACACATATTTCTAGCCAGCCAGAAGCCTTTATCCATGCCGTACAGGGCGCACTTAAAACCACTTCATTGAAAGTGGCAGAGGCGTTTGGAAAGCGCCATCGTGATGTGCTTCGCAAGATCGATAACCTTGATTGCCCGCAAGAATTTACATGCGCGCATTTTTGCGCTGATGTTCAAACCGTTAATTTAGGGCAGGGTGCCAAACGCGAATCTCGGGTTATCGAAATGGATAAAGACGGTTTCATGTTTCTGGTAATGGGTTTCACAGGTCAAAAGGCAGCTCAAATTAAAGTTGCCTATATAAACGCCTTTAACTGGATGGCGCAGAAGCTAAGCCGAACCGCCACACCCGACGAGCGCGCAGGCCTACGAGCAGCCGTGACTATGCTCACCACCAAGCGTGGCTTAATGCACAGCGCCGCCTACTGTCTGGTGCACCACCGGTTCAACGTCGATCACATTGACGAGCTAAGCCCCGAGCAACTGCCGGAGGCGGTCGAATACATTCACCGCATGACGCTAGAAGGCGAGTACCTAGGCAAGCAAACACTGCCCGCCCCCGTAGCGGAAACCATCGACTACCCGCTAGCGCGGAAGTGGCAGGATTGGCAAGAGCATCAACTGGTGGGCATGGACGCCATGTACCACTCGGACATTCGCCGTCTACTAACGCAACTGGCCGAAGCCTCGCGCACCGGTGCCACTATCAAGGTGGGCAGCATCGCCAACGTGCAGGAAGAATTTAAAGCGCTAACGCACCTTTGCTCGATGAACGGGATTAACAAGATCGGGGCCCAGGAAAAGCTGGCGCACCTAGAAAGCCTGGTCGCCTCACTCGCCAAAACCACTGGCTGCCTGCAAAACACGCTGGCGCGTTGAGCGTTAAGTAATTCACAAGGCCCGCCAAGCGGGCCGTTAAATCACTGGGCCAACGCTGTCCAGGCATAGCCCGTGGGCGGTAATAAAAATTAGAAAATACGCCGCTGCTCGTTTATGGTTCCTTGCGGGAACTATAAAAAGGGGAAGGGGATGGATTGGTCACTCTATGAGGATGAAGCAGGGTTTTTTAAGCCCAAAAGGCTATCGATCACCAAGGGGCCTATCAAGGTTAAAGACGAAACAGACCTTCAGGATATGCGGGAGGATTTGAAAGGCCTGCCCATGGAAAAGGCTAAGCCGCATTTTGAGAAGTTTTTCAACGATGAATATACCTATGAGCTTGAGGTTGAAGACGTAGAAAGTGCCTTCAATCGGGCGCCAAAAGCTATGCTTGGTGAGCTTTATTGTTTTAAAGGTTATTTCTCAGCATTAGACGAACTGCTAGATATGCAGCCAGGTATCAAATCTATTCCGTTGCCATTATCTGAAGCTCAGACACACCAGGCGTTAAAATCCGACCTGATAAAGCGGTGGGTGCCAAGCAGTCAGGAGGACTGGGAAGCTATTCTATTTCATGGCTTTAAGGTGAATGAGCTTAAAGCATTGATGCAAGAGAATGGGCTAGAGCCGAAGGGAAGGAAAGCTGATTTGGCGAAAGATCTAGCCAGCTTCGCCCAACAAAATCCTGAAAAATTACCGCCCTGCCACGAGTTTTTGCCTGCTCCCAATCTACTGCCCGCGCTGAAAGCGCTGGTGGATAGGATGGTGTCTGGTCTTGCGGATGCCATTCAGACCTACCCTTATTACTACCAATACAACGCATGGCAAGAGCTAATGAGGGAATGGCCTGCTTATGAATGGCCTTGGTTAGCGGACATAGTAAAGAGTAAAGGCGGTGCGCCTGGTGCGGCGGCGATCAAAGAGATAAAGCAGCCAGAAAAAGCAAGCAGCCATAGTTCGTATGACGACGATGAATGGACAGGTTACGGCAAATCAACGGCCAGCCTAGAGGTGGGCATTGCGCCGCGACCAAGCAAGCCAAAATCCACCCCTCCACCAGAAAAGCCCGTGCCGCCAGTCAATGCCAAAAGCCCATCAAAAGGCGAGCCTGCATGGGCATCAAACGATTTTGAAAAGCCTGTTGAGGTGCGATTTAAGTACCAAGGGGAGCGAGACCAAACACCCAAAGAGCGGCATGTTCAAATAGAGCGGGTTTCGTCCAAAGGTGGCAGGATTTTCCTTAAAGGCATGTGCCTAGAGAGCATGGGCATGAAAATGTTTATGGTTGACCGCATGGTGGGCGAGATCGTCAGCCCCGTTACAGGTGAGCTGCTTAATCCTCGTGAACACACGAAAGTGGATGATTTAAGGCAAGCGATTGCTTTATTAGGCCGTAGGCCTGAGAAGAACGCCCTTGAACCACCCGTTTGTGAAGGAAGCTTAGAATCGACTCCCTCGGTGAAGTCGGAGAAAGTCACAAAAAATATCGAAACTGAAAAGCAAGGATTCGTTCGTCGTATTCTCAGCATGCTAGGTTTTAAGTAATAAAGCTTAGATTGAGATTTCTTGGTTACGTAAAGGGTGATGAGATGAGTAAAATGCAAGATAGAGATCGGTGGTCAGGGTGGGTAAACTTTGCGTGGCTATTAGCAATACTTGCCTGTATTGGAGGCGTTGCCGTTATTGCCATGGCTGGATTTATCGAGGTTCCGCGCGAAAATAGATTTGGTCGGATCGAGACAGTAAGAGAAGCAAACCTCTTTATTTGGTCGTTGGGTATTGGTCAAGCTGTTAGTGCCCTGCTACTTGCGGCATTATTTAGCATGGTTAATGACATTTATAAGAACTCCTGTTCATTGCTAGGTGTGCAACCCCATAACGTAGACTCGGATACAAATGTTGTGAGCAACGGTTCATGGCCTGAATCGCATAAAGGATTGCAGGGCCATACTGGGCCTAAGGTGGTGAAAATTTCCGACAAATCACCGCTATTTGATAAAGTCTATGCTGACTGGTCACTAGCAGAAATAAATGGAAGGATCATATCTGCCAGCAATGATATAAAAAAGGTTATTAGGCCAGGTGAAAACAACTTCACCTTTACTAAGCCCGATGGTGAACAAGTATCTATTATTGCGAAAGTTGCTTCAGACTTACGGCTACATATGACGCTTAGTAGATAATATGTAATCTATAAGAACCCGCCAATGTGAGCGGGTTTTTTAATGCCCAAAATTTAAAAAGCCCGCCAAGTGCGGGCTTTTTTGTGCCCGCAATGTGAGGTGTGCCACCCATGGCTAAGCAATACAAAACCGGCATCATTATTACTGGAGATGCTAGCGGTGGCATCAGGGCCATTAGGGCCACGGATGAGCAGCTGGCGCGGCTGAACCAGGGCTTTGACCAGGGTTCACGCCGCAGCCGCCAGTTTAATGATGATGTGAATGATACCAGCGAAGGCCTGAACACGCTGCGTGCAAGCGCGGGCGGTGTGGCGGCTGCCTTAGCGGGGGCGTTCGGAGCGGGCAGTATTATTAACCAAGCGAAGATTATTGCCGATACGGATTCGCTCGCTAAAAGCATCGGTATGGCCACGGGAAACTTACAGGCGTGGGACTACGCCGCCCAGCAAGCAGGGCTGGCTGGCGGCCAAATGGGCGATATTCTCAAAGATATTACCGAACGTATCGGTGAATTTACCGCTGAAGGCACGGGCGAAGCGGCTGCGCTGTTTGAGAACCTTAATCTCAATATCAGCGAGATGAAGCGATTAGCGCCCGATCAGCAGCTGCTACGCATTGCGGATGCCATTAGTACGCTGGAAACCCGTGGCGAGCAGATCAGTTATCTAGAGCGCCTGGGTAGCGATGCCACTTTGCTGCTACCGCTGCTGGACAATAACGCCGCGAAGCTGCGGGAGTTTACCAACGAGGCGCAAATGCTGGGCGTCGCAATGTCGCAAATGGACATTGAAAGCGCCATTGAAGCTAATCGCGCCATGAATCAGCTCACGGGCACTATGGACGGTTTTACTAACCAGCTGGTGGCCGATCTTGGGCCTGGGTTAGCCACTGCCGTAGGCGGGTTGACGGATCTCATTCAGGGGGCGGGTGGCGCTGCCAGCATTCTGAATGAAGTGAAAGATGTTGCCATGCTGACAGCTGCAGTTATGGCGGGCCGTTACGCGGCATCAATGGTGGCATCTACCCGTAAGATGATTGAGAGAAACGCCGCCAGTGCCGCGGCCGCGGCTGCTGATGAGCGCTCCATGCAAATGGCGGTACGCCGTTCAGCCGCTGAAGCCACCGCCGCTAAGCGACTATTAGGCCGTGCGATTGCAGAGGCGCGAGCGACCAAAGGAACGGATGCTCACACCGCCGCTTTGGCGCGCCTGGGTGTAGCTCGCCAACAGGCCATAGCGGCCACGGCACAACACACTGTTGCCGTGAATGCCAACGCGGCGGCGACTCAAAGGGCTACAGTCGTGGCTCGGGCAGCATCCGGCGCTTACGCCCTGATCGGTGGCCCCTTGGGAGTGGCAACACTGGCCGCTACTGCGTTCTTTATGTTCCGTGATAGCAGCGATGAAGTTGCGAGTTCGCTGGTCAACATGGATGAGCCGCTTGATAGCGTTATTGAAGACTTCAAAACGCTATCCACTGAAAGCCAACGCGCCGCGTTGATTAAATGGGGAGATCGTCAGGAAGAAGAAGCGGACAAGGCCCGCCAGGCACTGGCTAAAATTCGGGAAGAGGTGCTTAGCCTAGGCTTTGAAGACAGCACCGGCACCCAGGCGCGTGCGTTTTTTGAAGAAATTAACGCTGGCTTTGATGACGTAGAAAGTGGCGCTAAAAGCCTGGATGCCATGCTAACGGGCTTGCAAGATCAGTTAGGAATACCAGATAACGTGATGCGCGACTTGCGCATCCTTGCATCTGAATACAGCGCTGGGCGTGTGTCTGCTGATGAGCTGGGAGTCCGCTTAGCAGCCCTGACCAATACGTTTAATGACGTAAGTGACGGTGCCGCTAATGCGGGCAGCTCGGTGAATAGCAATGCTCCTAGCGCCGAAGCCCTAGATCAGTGGGAAAAATATAACCAAAAGCTTCGCGACAGCATAGCGGCACTTCGTGATCCTTCGGCGCTAGGAGCGGTTACTCGCGACCTGGATTCGATGGGGATAACCGGCCCATTCCGCCGCTCATTGACGCTCATTGATGCAATGGAATTAGAGCGCCTTGAGCAGCAAAAAGAGAATCAAGCCGCAGCCGCCGAAGCTGCAAAACAGGCAGCGAGTGAAGCTACCCGGGCTTATGAGCAGCAAGCCCGCGCCGCTGAACAGTCAGCGAAACAGCAGGCTGACGCTCTGCGGAGCATTCAGCACGAAATGGATCCGCTGACAGCGGAGCATGATAAATACGTCGAACGCCTGGGGATACTGGAACAGGCGCTATCAGACAACACCCTGACAGAAGAAGAGTACGGCGAGGCGGTGCGCTGGAATGCTGAGCAGTTCACGCGCGCAGCAACCGGTGCCGATGATTACGAAAAGCAAACCGAGTCGCTGATTAACACCTACGACCGCCACAACCAACGTGCCCACCAGCTACGCGATGCGTTAGAGCAAATCAATCAGCGTTACCGCGCCGGTGAAATTAATGGCGACCAGTACGCTCGTATGGTCGGCGGCATCCGCGATGAAATGCAGCAGTTGGCCCTCGAAGCCGACCCTATTTCTAAAGAGCTTGCGCGCTCGTGGGAAGAAGCCGCAAACCGTATCAATGAAACGTTTGGCGATGCGTTTACCGGTGCCTATGACGAGTTTGAGGATTTCGGCGACAGGCTGATGGACGGCGTTAAGCGCTTACTCGGTGAGATTGCCTACCAAGCGACGCTTGAGCCCATCGTGATTGGTTTCACTACTGATATGCGCGGGGGGCTGGGTATCCCTGGAGCGGATGCTCAATCAAATGGTGGATTTGATTTTAGCAACACGTTAAGCGCTGGCCGCAATCTATGGAAGACCGGTAGTTCACTGTTTGGCGGCGGCGCTGCCGCTTCTAGCTCACTAGCCATGCCAACCGGTTTGTCTTCCGCTGCGTTAGCAAGCGCGAGCCAAGTCGCTGGCGGTGCCGCCTATAGCGGGGCGTTGGGCAGTGCGGCGTCTGGTGCCGCGCTGGGGAATGTTGCTAGCACTGGACTAATGAGCAGCATCACTTCTGGCATTAGCGCCGCTATGCCCTGGCTGGCGGGCGGTTTCGCCATCGATAACATTTTGGGCTTGGGCATCACTGACGGCATCACCAAGGCGTTGAGCGGACTGTTCGGATCTGACCGTAAATCTTATGGACAAATCGGCTCGCAAATCGGTGGTGACACTAACGCTGGCGATGGCGTTTACCGCTACGACCGCAACGACCGCTCAATGGGCTGGGCTCAAGATTCCGCGCTTGGCACTATCGGCGTCACGAAAAAGCAGAAAACTGACGACGATGCACTGATTGAAATGGTCGGCGCGTTTGTCGAGATCGACAACACGCTAGCCAGCGTGATGACTGCCGCGCAATTGGAGCAAACCCGCACAGCGTTGGACGGCTGGGAATCTAGTCGCACTGAAAACATCGGCGGCATTGTAGATGAGCGTTTAAGCGCCGTTCTGGATGCGACTAATAGTGCTTTTGAAGATGCGTTGAGTCAGTTCGAAGGCGAATCGTTGGTTCAAGGGCTGGTGGGTGGCCTGCAGATTGAGAACGTCGGCGGCGAAATGGCCGCCGCGGTTGCCGCGGATATGAACGCTGAGTTCCGCGAGGCGCTGGGCAGTGGATCAGATATTCAAGCCGCTACGCAGTCGATCCTATCCAGCGCCCAGGCCGTGCAAACGCTGGGCGGTGCTGTTGACCGGCTCAATCTGCAATTCGACGCCACGGCAGCGGGCGCGCTGGATGCCGCCGGTAACCTCGCCTCACTAGTGGGCGGCACCGACAGCCTGAACAGCCTGCTATCAGGCTATTACGACGCCTTCTACACCGAGCAGGAGAAATTCGACAACCTGGCTAGCGACTTATCGGGCATGTTTGCCGACATGGGCCGCGAGCTGCCGACGACCCGCGAGGGTGTGCGGGAGCTAGTTGAGGGGCTGCAGCTGATGGGTACGGCGGGGCAAGAGCAGCTAGCGACCGTTATACAGCTCAATCCACCGCTTTCTCAGTACATCGCGGCGATGGAAGAGCAGCGGCAAGCGACGCTTGCCGCGACCACCGCAGAGAATGAGCTGGCAGCAGCGCGAGTCGCTGAGCGAGTTGATCTACTAAACCGCACAAGCCTCTACAGCAGCGGCATTGTAGGCGGCGTTGATGATGCGTTGGATGCCTATAACGAGCAGATGGCGCTGGCCAGCGAAGTGGCGCGGCAGCGTGAACAGCAGCTGCGTGACGAGCTGAATGCTATCCAGCAGCTGGGTAATTTGCTGGATTCGCTGGCGCTATCGGATCAATCGATTTTAGACCCTGCACAGCGGCTGCAGGAGGCGCAACGCCAATTTGCTGAGCTGCAAGTGCGTGCAGAGAACGGCGATACCGAGGCTGCCAGCCAACTGCAGGGCGCGTCCAACGCGTACCTCACGGAAGCGGCTAACTACTACGGTCAGTCGTCTAGCCAGTACGCAGAGATTTACGACGATGTGACCAGTTCGGTTCGCAGCCTGGAGGACATTTTCGGCGAATCGGTAGCGACGCTGGGCACGATTGAGAGCATTGAGCGGCAGATGCTGCGCGAGCAGCAGCGGGCCCGTGAAATGTTGTCATCGTCGCTCAGTGAAGAGGTTCGGCAGAGTGATTTATTGGGCTCTATCGCGGATCTTATCGATCTGCTGCCCAGCTCGCTAGCATCCGCGATTAGCTCGATTTTGCCGGAGTTCGCCGACAATAGTGGTGGGGGTGGCTTTGATGAAGCGGCGTATCTAGCTAACAAAACTGCACAGGTCAACGAGACCGGCCAGGATGGGCGCACAGACTGGACGCAGCAGCAGGTGTTAGACGCGATTATCCGCGACTATGGCTCTATACAAGCGCACTACGCCGCCGTAGGGCGGGGCGAGGGAATCCAGCCCTACTACGATGCGGACACGGCCCCGGCGAGTGTGGGCGGTTCCAGTGGCGGCGGTGGGTCTGGTAGCACGGCGTTTGACCAAGCCGCGTACCTGGCTAACAAAACCAGCCAGGTCAACGCCAATGGCCAGGGCGGTAGCTCTAGCTGGACACAACAGCAGGTGTTAGACGCCATCATCCGCGATTACGGATCAGTTGAAGCTCACTATAACGCTATCGGTAAAAACGAGGGCGTGACGCCCTACGCCACCGGGGCGTGGTCTATTCCCGGTGACCAGCTGGCAATGATCCACGACCGTGAAATGGTGGTGCCATCGCGTGAGGGTATCGCTGATGAATTCCGCGCCTATGCCGCCGGTGACTATCAGCGTGAGCTAATGGGCGAGCTGGGCAACATTCAGCGCGCCCTGCCCATGCCGAACATGCCCCCCATGCCCATTCAATCCCAAACCAACCCCCAGGCCGATAACAACGCCGCGCTGTTGCGTGCGTTTGCGGGTATGCGCGACGACAACGCGCGGCTGTTAGAGCGCGTGGGGCAGCTGGAAAACCAGTTAGCGGCGATTGCCGGTAACACGGGCGCCCTGGTCGATCCCTCCCGCCGCACCGCCACGGCAGCGGAAGAAACAGAGCGCAATAGCCGTTTGAAAATAAGGAACCCCGCATGATCAGTGATGCACAATTCAAGCGCTGGTTAGAAAGCCCCAATGAAAACCGCGTGATGCTGGCGGAGCTGGAACACGCGGGCGGCACGGTGCAGGTAGCCGACAAACCCTACGTTGCCCCGGCGTTTGAAGCGCTGGCGAACCCGGTCTGGAATGACCTGTTGATTAGCGCGTCGGGGATCTCTACGCGGGTCGATGGGTTAATCGAGATTGGCAAAATCCAGCTGCGCAACGATGGGCGAATTACCGAGTGGCTGGATTACCAGTGGCGCGGGTGGCCGGTGCGGTTGTTTTTGGGGGATCAGTCGTGGCCACGGGCGGATTTTCGGCCCATTGCGGTGGCCACCAACGGCGGGCTGGAGTCGTACAAAACCGGCGAGATTACGCTCAGCGTGATTGATTCCAGCGAACAGCTAAACGAACCGATCGACACCGGGCAACTACCCAACGACGGCGGCCCGGTGCCGCTGCTGCTGGGGCAGCGCTTCAACGTGCCCGCGTTTCGCACTGACACCGCAACGCTGCGTTACCGGGTAAGCTTTCTGCCGCTGTTGAGCGTTACCCCGCGTGATATTGGCAATGATGCGCCCCATACGGCACACCTAACCGATGGTGCCTTTACGCTGGACAACGGCCCCGGTAGCGGTAGCGAGATTACCGCCGCTGCCCATGAGCAGCACGATACCCCCATGGCCATGGTGCAGTGGGTTGCGGATTACTACGGCAAAACGGTTTCCCCCAACACCGTATTGCCTGATGTGACGGTGGGGTTTTACAGCAGTGCGGAAACCAACGGCGCCCAGGTGCTGGACGCGCTATGTGAATCGTTGGGGGCTGGCTGGCACATTGACGCATTCGACCGGCTCGATGTGCGCGTGTTTGAAGGCGTTAGCGATGACCCCGGTGTCACGCCGGATATAACGCTCAGCGCTGACAACGTGCAGGAAAACAGCCTGCAGCTAGCTAGCGTAGAGCCGCCGTGGTCGGGCCTAACGTTTCGCTGGGGGCGCAATGATGCCCCGCTGCGCAGCGTTGCCGGGGTGATCGATGATACCGACCCCACCCTGGCGGCGCGGTTTAAGCAAGAGTGGCGTGAAAGCACGGCAGAGCAGGCGCTACCGAATCACCCCCTGGCTACCCCTGAGAACGTTAATTCGTTAATACAGCTAAGCGCCGACGCGGTAGCCGAGCGCGACCGGCGCTTGGGCTATCACGCGGTACGCCGGGAGCGTTGGCGGCTGATTACCTACCTGCCCACCGTTCAGATTTACCAAACCATTACCGTGAACGTGCCGCCCATTGCAGGGCGGGTCGGGCGCGTCTCTGCCGTGCGGTTGGAAAAAGTGGGCGGTAAAGCGGAGCTGGAGATCATTCTGTGAGCAAAACCAAAAACCTACGGCTAGTGCTCTACAACGAACACGACGCCGCGACACTCACGGCCAGTAGCGCGGCTAGTGGTACGCCGATTGAAAACACTCAGATTAACGACCGCGCCGAAATATTCCGCAGCGCGGATCTAAACGAGCTAGTGATAGTAGGCACGCTGCCCGCTGGTGCGTTTGTCGATAGCCTCAACTTGATACGCCACAACCTCAGCGCCTCGGGCACGGTACGGTTAACCCTGCTAGAGGGGGCGAACGAGCCCTGGGACAGCGGCGAACAGTCCACCGGTGAGATTATCCCCGCTGGGGTATGGCGGGCGGGCATCGACCCGTGGGGCGCGACCTATAACGACCAGCTTCGAAACCCAGCGACGATGTTTCGGTTTCCGATTACGCCCATCACGGGTTACCGCATCACGATAAACGACCCCGGTAACAGTGACGGCGCGATTGAGATAGGGCGCATTGTGTTGGGTCAAGATTGGGTGCCTGAGTTTAACGCGAGCTATGACCTGCCCATTGCCAACCAAGACAGGGCCCAACACGAATATAGCGCCGGGCAGACGCTGCGTACGATCAACGGCGGCAACACCCGCCGCACCGCCACCATCGAGCTGAATTGGCTGGTTGAGGCTGACCGTTCGCGGTTAGTGGTGGAACTGGGGCAGCGCGGCATGATTGCCGATGTGTTTGTGGATCTCTACCCCGAAAGCACCGGCATCGAACGCCTGAACGGCGCGTTCCTGGCGCGCATGACGGAGGGCTACGGCGACAGTCATTACATACCCCTGCACCGCAAAACCAAATTATCGTTTATTGAGGTATAGCCCATGGCCATGTCCACGCCTGACCAAATCAATTTAACGCTCTACCGCATTAATACCGGTGACCAGCGCGAGTTTATTACCAAGTTCACCAGCACCCAAACGGCGTTAGAAACGTTCAGTGCCCAACTGAACCCGATGGTGTCCAGCATTGCACAGGCGCTTGATGATGCCCTGCAAGCCGCTGAGGATACCCGGCAGCAGGCCATCACTGACACCAACGCGATCAAGACGCAAACGGCAGGCATTCGTGATGCGACGGATCAGATTAGGACGGATACGGCGCAGATCCAGACCGCAACGCAGTCGATTTATGACAACGAAGTAATTCCGGCGCGTAATGCAACGCAGGAGTACAGAGACGAAGCGGCGACCATTCGCGATCAAACCCAGGCTATCAGTGAATCGGGGCTTCCGTCTCAGGCGGGTAATGCTGGAAAATCCTTAATAACAGACGGCTCATCGACTCGATGGGATTCGCCGCTGCCCGATAAAGTCGGTAACGAAAATAAAGCGTTGTTTGTTAGCGCTGATGGCACGCAAGAAGAGTGGCGAACTATTGAAGATCCTGATATACCTCAGCCTGCCTTCGAGTCTGCACTGCTGTATATTGTTGATGAGAAGCCGCCAGGATCTAGTGGAGGGGGTTCTGCTAGCGGCGATTATAAAGCGCGAAGTCTTAATACAGTAAAAATAAATAAAATAACAGGTTCTTCACTATCATCAGGAAGAATTACGTTGCCTCTTGGCATTTATTATTTTGAAGCGTCGGCACCTGCAGTTTATGCAAATAGCCACCGTTTAGCGCTTTATAATTATACTGACGGATTTTACCAAGTTTTTGGTACATCTGAGTATTGTGGAGGATCAGACAATGTGCATTCAAGGTCTTTTTTGTTCGGTCAAGTTGCAATAGCATCAAGTAAAGAGTTTGAATTTAGACACTACACGCAAGTTTTTGGGTCGAACGGCTTTGGATTATCAGTGCCAGACGGAAATGAAAATACATTTCTGCAAGTTAAAATATGGAAGGTAGCATAAATGGCTTACGTACTTATACAGAGCGGTGTTGTTGTTCAAAAGCAATATTACCCAGCAGAGGGATTTATTGAGGTTACTGATAATGTAGTTTGTGGGATGCTGTTTGAAAACGGCGAGTTTGTTAATCCACCACCTCCCGCCCCACAGGTGCCCCAAGCAGTACCCGCACTGGAAGCCCTGCTAGCACTCGATGCCGCTGGGCTCTCAGCTGATTATGAAGCGTGGGCCAACGACCCGGCCCGCACGTTTGCCGAGCGGGCGTTTATCGACAAAGCGCAGAACTGGCGGCGGGATGATCCTACGCTGCAGGCCGCGGCGGAGGCGCTGGAGCTGAGTAGCGAGCAGGTAGACCAGTTGTTTATTGCAGCGGATCAAGCGTTGGCGGCTGTTTAGCAGGGTCGCTATTCGCAAACAGCACATCGCCGCGTAAGCGGTTTTTTTGTGCCTTTTGTAAGAGATCACTGACAGTTTTTGTAAGAGATCTCTTACATAATGAGCGCGGAAACACTGCTATTGTGAGCGTGTGACGCCAGGAACGCCGCTTATAGCACGTCGGATGCGTCACGACAGGGATGTTTTATGTGTATGCAGAAGGGATTCGGTATTGCCAGGGACGGCATACCCTGCCCATTTCCCCCGTTTTGTTTTTAGCCCGCCGCCACACGCCTTCCGTTATCAGATCAGTTCTTCTCAGCAGATATTCAGTAGTCCCAGCAACAAGCATATCCTCGCCATTCAGCTCAGCGGCATTGCACCGCCCGCTATAAAGGTGCCCGCGATAAATGACGTGGTATTCAATCATGCCGTGGGCGGGCGCTCTACGTCTTAGGCTTATCCAGCCTTTGCGCTCAAGGCGCTTCCGCCACTGAGTAGCTGCGTAGCTCACTACATCCCCGCTTCAGGATTCCAGCGAATACGAACGTGCTCTGCGCTGTCATCAAGCGGTATCAAATCAACATTCTCGACCGTGCCGAGGTCGCTTAGCATGCGCGCCCAGTCGTCGGTATTGTCGTCGGGCTGGCGCTGGAGTTCGGCGCATTTCTCAGTCTGTGCCTTGGGGCTATTGATGGTTTTCTGCACTCGCTGGCATAGCGCATCGTAGCTGTTCATGGATCACCTTTACTGTTTGTTTATACAGTTATTGAGCCATGACAATAAGCCAGGTGGCTAGTGCCTGCAAGCTGTGAGAATAGGGGAGTGGTCGCAGTTTGGTCGCAGAATCAGCGCGACCAATGTGCTGTATGTAAATATAGTAAAGCGGTAAGCTGCTGTTTTCTCTATAAAGCCTTGTGCAAGCGCGGCCTTAAAAGTGTAGCTGCGCGGATTCAAAATCCGCCGCCTTTACGGGTGTGCCAGTTCGAGTCTGGCCACCGGCACCAACTTTAAAATCAGGCACTTAGGTGCCTTTTTTTGTGTCTGCGATTTGAGTTTTTCCCTTCCTAAGTCCCTGATTGTGTCCACAAAGTGTCAACGGAGAGTTCGGCGCTTACTTTTTCTTCTTAACCAAACTTTCAACCACAAGCTTTCGATAAAGAGCAACCAGCTCGGCACTTTTGGAATCTTCGTGCCAGCTAGCGGCGTAGGTGTGGGCGCGTTCGGTTAGCTGTTGGCGCAGGGTTTCAGCATTTAGCAGGTGGTTGACCTTGGCGGCGAAGTCGTCATGGTTATCCTCGGCGATCAGGCAGCCTTCTCCTTCTTTTAATACATCCAGCGTGCCCATCATGGCGGTGGAAACCACCGGTGTGCCTAGCGCCATCGCTTCCAGCAGCACTAGCCCCTGGGTTT